TGGGCCAGGGCCACAACCCTCACGATATGCACTGGCATATAAACAAAAATTCTTTTAAGGGCTGGGGGTTAAACTGTGTTTACTTCGCTCTTCACGCAGTTCAAATATACCTCATACTAAGGATATCGTAATGGCTGCAAAAAAAGTAGCCGTTTGGGACAGCCCGAGTCCAAGTAAGAAGCCAAAGAAGCTTTCGTCTAAGGCCAAGGCTTCAGCTAAAGCGTCTGCAAAAGCTGCTGGTCGCCCCTATCCAAACTTGATAGACAATATGAGAGCAGCGAAGAAAAAAAAGTAATTTGTGCTATAATGTAGCATGGAAAATAATGGTATGTTCGATGGCTTTATGCCAACCATCACTGATATTTCCATATCTAAACCTACAGCTTCTATAACTTCAAATGGAGATTTAGTAGACGTACATTGTGTTACAATTAAAACCCTTGAAAAAGAACATGTTTTTAGTATTGCTCCTGATAATTTGAGCAAAGTATTCTTTTTGATATTAAAGGTTTTGTCGTCTTAAAAATATTTTATGGGAATTTTTCTTTACGAGAATTTAGATGTTGGATATGTGCCTCCAACTCCAGCTACACCAATCGTCAGTTCGCCCCAGCACGCTAGTTCCAAAGAAAGTACGCTAGTTCTTCTTAGGCACGCTGAAAAATATGGTTATCCGATTGGCTATATTCAGGAACAAAACGGTCAGATAATACAGAACATAGTTCCAGTTCATAAAACTGAGTATCAGCAGATATCTACTTCATCTAAAACTGAATTAGCTCTTCATACAGAAACCGCATTCCATCCTTACAAACCAGATTACGTAGTTTTGTTTTGCCTTAGGGGGGATCCTCAGGCAGTAACCACATATGCCAATTTATCTGACATACTCAAACATATTAGCCCAGAAACTAAAAACATACTGAAGTCAAAAATGTTTACAACAGGAATAGATCTTAGCTTTAGGACAAATGGGGAAGAAGACCAGCAGATACCTACTTCTATAATTGGAGAAGCTGATGGCATGTTAACTTTTACTTACGATGCAACTGTTATGAAGCCAAATGATTATCTGGCTAGATTGGTTCTTGAAGAACTTGAACTTGCAATCCAAAAAAGCATAAAAGAAATAGTTTTAAAAACAGGTGACCTATTAGTCATAGATAATAGAAAAACAATTCATGGCAGAAAGCCTTTTCAGGCAAGATATGATGGGACTGATAGGTGGGTACAAAGAGTTTTAGTAAGAAAAGAATTACCACCAATTGATCAAAGAGATGGTAGAATTATTACAACTACTTTTTCCGGCTATTAGAAAAAAGTCAAAAACCAATTTGGCCTTAAAAATTTTTTTCCAATTTTTACCTATATAGAAAAATTAAAATAAAAGATGATACAATTTAATTGTGTCCGATCAACGATGGAGAGCAAATGAGTGTAGATAAGCGTGCAAGAGAAATATCAGAATTTTTAAAAGTACCTGAAGGTTACGCTAAACAAAGATTGGAAAAAGGTTTTCATTACAACCATCATGAGGTAGCAAATGACTTTAATGATGCTAGAACAAATGTAGATAACGCTGATTCTCTCCTAAATTGGTATAGGAATACAGATGCGTATATTTGGGAATTATCAGCTTATCATCTAGACCAAGGTTTTAACTATTCTGGCATGTGCGAAGGCATAGCCCTTGGTTTGAGACATTCGGGCAAAAACAAGGTTCTTTCACTTGGTGACGGAATAGGCTCTTTGAGCATAAGGTTGGCCGAAGAAGGTTTAGAAGCAACTTACCACGATTTGGAAGGTGGCAAAACGGCCAACTTTGCGCAGTATAGATTTAGTCTTGAAGAAAAACTTGTTATCAACACATTATTCACTAGCAGCTTTGAACCTAAACTTGGCAATAGAGCGTTTGATGCGGTAGTTGCATTAGATTTCTTTGAACATGTTGTAAATGTTGAAGAATGGGCAAAAGCTGTTTATGACACCCTTAAGAAAGGCGGCGTGTTTATTGCACAAAATGGATTTGCGATTGGAGATATTGAACACGGAAACTCTATACCCATGCACTTGGCTGTAAATAATAAATATGAAACAGAGTGGTTTCCACTATTGCAAAGCATTGGTTTTGTTTTGCACGAAAATAAGCAGTGGTGGACAAAGCCGTGAGAATTGATTTTGGAGTATCTAGCTATAATAATCCGGACAAATTAGATAGGTCTATAACTGCTTTTAGGCAGAACACTCATTGTGATTGGAGACTCTTAGTGTTAGAGAACGCCTCAGAAGATCCAGAAACAATAAAGGTCGCCCAAAAACACGCTGCGGAAGATCCAAGAGTTGTTATTAAACAATTAACTAAAAACGTAAGATATACTGGTGCTGTTAATCATATTCTTGAGTGGGCAGAAACTAATAACGTAGGCTATATAGATAATGACGCCTATATTATGACTCCAGGATGGGATCTAAAATTAGCCTCTTATCTTGAAGGTAACCACGAAGTTGCAATGGCGTTTCCGAATGGAGGGGCGTATCCTATGCAACGTCCAAGATATTTAGAAATATTATGGGGTGTTGGTTTTTGTTGGATTTTAAATCGTCAAAGATATAAAGAGATTGGTGGATTTGATACAGAAATTGGTCATCAAGAAGAAGTTGATTTTCAGACAAGAATAAGATTAGGTGGCTGGAGAATAGTAGCTGACCCAACAGTTTTAGTTGCTCATGATGCAACAAGTACGCGTAATCCTGAAGCACAAGAAAGAATTAATCAAGGTGTGATTAATTGGGTTAATAAATGGAATAAGTATTATGTTGGGCCCCATGTAACCTACCATAGTCCAAATGTAACTAGATTTGAAGACTGGAATGCGATATACTTGGAAGAATGGTATCAGCAACAACCAGAGCTTAGAGGGATAAACGATAACCCTGAGACAGTCTATGTATCAGCTTTGGGTAGAGAAGTAGATTTAATAAAAGTTCCACGTTGGCAACACTTATATAGAGGAAGAATAATTTAAATGAGACTAGAGACAATACCTAAGGGTGCGGGCACAAAAGTTGTAATTGGTACTAGAACATATCTTGGTCCAGACTGGATCCACATTGACATAGACCCAACACCATTGTATGACCATGTTAACAAGACCTATGTCCCAGTTGACGTAGTCTGCGACGCTAGAAAAATCAATCTTCCAGATAATTTTGCAGATATAGTTTATAACTCAGAGTGTCTTGAGCATTTCCCCTGGAAAGAATACCAAGCTGTTTTGGCTGAATGGTGCAGAATAGTTAAGCCTGGTGGAATGATTAGAATTGAAGTTCCAGACTTTTTATTGGCGTGTAACCAAATACTTGAAATGGACTCCCTTGATGGCGACAGAAGAATGCAACAGATCTTTTTTGCAGAACAACTAAATCCTTTTGATTTTCACTTTGTGGGACTAACACACAGAATGCTACAAGACGACTTTGAAAGAATGGGTTTTGAAATATTAGATGTTAAACGTGGAAACGAATGGGGTTGGCTTAAGGTGGACGCGGTTAAGCCTGTCAAATAAATGAATTGGAATCATGTAGCACACATAATAAGGGATGTATTTAAAAATAATTCTTTTACCGTTTGCTATCAAGGAGACACTGGTTTATCAGATACTCTATATACTAATGAGCATGGAATTGGCGCATTAAGATTATGGAGTTCATTCCAACCACCATTAGAAGACAACGAGAATAACTACTATTGGCCAGCTGGTATTAATCAAATGTTTTTTTCTGATGGCTGTCTTGATCTGTTCATCTCTATTGGTTATGATCCAGAAGTATTCAATAATGATTATAAACAGGTAGCTGAAGAAATCAAAAGAGTTTTAAAACCAGGGGGGTTTGCTTTTGTAGTCAATCCTGGGACTTGGGCTTCACACCTTGCGACAAAACTGATGCCAGACATACAGATCGAAAAAGAAATTAAAAGATATTCACTATTTAAAAATGAGGATGTTTGCGTATATGAAAATGTTTGATTGCTTTACGTACTTCAATGAACACGAAATGCTGCGCGTAAGACTTGAAGAACTGGGTGATATTGTTGACCACTTTGTTATAGTTGAAGCATCCGAAACATTTACCGGAAAAGAAAAACCATTTTACCTTGACCAACTGCCTGATTGGGCTAAAAAATGGGAAGATAAAATAATTAGAATTAAAATACATTTCAATTCTCCAGATCTTTCCACTGTTAAGTCCCCTTGGGAGAGAGAGCATTATCAACGCAACGCTATTCGCTTTGGTCTAGATAAAGCGGAACCAGATGATATTGTAATCATTTCTGATGCGGATGAAATAATCAGCTCAAATATTATTAATCAATTAAAGCTAGTTGAAACTCCGGCTAGATTGGATGTTAAACAATATTTTTGGAATTATAACTGGCAAGTTCCGGAACATTGCAATCAGGGGGCTAGACCAATTGCTGCTAGATTTAAAGATTTAGAGGCTCAATCTTGCCAAGAGTTGAGAGCTGGAACCTGGTATACAATACCTGATGCTGGATGGCATTTCTCTTTTTTCACAGACATTGAAAACATAAAAAATAAGATAGAATCTTTTGCTCATACTGAATACAATTTAGAAGAATTTAAAGATGATAAAGAGATACTTCGTAGAATAAGCGAGGGCATGGATCCATTTGATAGGTTCCCACTAAAATACTATGAGGTAGACGATACGTATCCTGATTGGGTTCGTAAGAATTTTTAGATAGCATAAGCTTCTGTTAGTTACTATTAGTGTATCTAAGCTATTAAATTAAGGTTTATTTTCTATGGGCGTAACAAGAGTAGATGTAAATAGTTTGCCAAAGCAACCGCTTGAATATAACCTGCCTGGTGGGACCAGCAGGTGGGGGGGTACGTATTATGCTTTACCTATACCCTCAACAACAAGTTCGTCGGAATATCCCGCGTGGGTTGCGGCCCGGAAAACCAAAGGCTTTATATTTTGGTGAATTGCTAAAATACCTTTATACTTCTAGCGGTAAAAGTTATGGTGCTTATAACGGAACTCTGCCAGAAAAATATTTTTATAAGCCATCTATTAAGCTTCCTTTTGCCCCGGCATGGACTCTCGAAGGCATGGTTGCCGCTGCAAAAAAACAAGGCATAACAATACAATATGCAACTGTGTACAAAACTTTAGTTATTCAAGAGCAGGAGTTTAAAACAAAAAACAGTAAGACCCCAACTAATGTTTCTAAAACTTCTAGCATCTTAGAAGTAAAAAATGGTAGAACTTATGCGGGCGTAAAATGGTATCCAACAACCATAACATCCTACAACCCGCTGCCTGGTTTTAATATTTTTGGCACTGGTCTTTGTATCAAAATAAAAAATAATAATGATAAAATAATAAATTTTATTAAAACCAATGGGCAAGACTATGGCTGGAGCTGGTGTAGCGATGTACCAACAACTGAGCCGGATTTCCAAAATATATTAGTTTATTCTGCGGGCACGTCAAAGCCTATTAAGTACAAGGATAGAACAATCCAAGAAGTCGATGCGTTTAAACCCGCGCCGGTGAATAAGCTACCAGCAGGTGCACCTGGTCCTGGGCAAAAACAGATATGGATGCCAGAACCCGAGCCTGTTGTTAATCCAGAAACAGGAAAAATTACGTATCCTGCTGGTTACAATACTGGCAATAAAGGCAAATGGGTTATTGTACCAGACGTAGAACCAAAGGTGGATATTTCCACTAACACCTCGGTGTATAGTGGGTCGCCTTGGCAGTCTGGATCTTTTGGCGTGAATCTTCCTTCTGGCTTTGGAGCAGCAGTTAATGAAAAAGGTTTAAAAATTTTAGTATTAAACGGAGGAGCTGGAGAAGGCGCTGGCGCCAAGTTAGCAGATGTATTAAAAAAACTTGGCTTTCATTGTGCTAGAGGATATCAAATATCATTTACCCACACTAGAAAAAATCAGTTAACATATTACGATGAAACATATGTTCCAAGTACTGATTTTGGAGAGTTGGGGGAATTAAATGTTGTAGAAGGGAGATTAGCTGCTGGATCAATTGTTGCTGGTTGGATCGCTATAGGGTCGACAAACCCAGTTGGCGCCCCTATTGCTGGAGCAGTAACATTAGGTCTTACAACTTATACTGTTGCAAAAAATCCAATTGGCACAGTAAAAGCAGCTGTAAGTATTTTTAATTTTGTTAGAAATCAGTTTCCATTAGTAAGTGGGAAGGTAACATCAAAAAAAGAAATAGGCTACATAAGAAAGGGGACGGAAGTCTATAGGGATGTGAACTATGCTATTTGGGGGGATCAAAAAACAACAAATTTTGGCTTAAACAACTCCGCATACCTTAATGCTATTGTGGGAGAAAAAGATGCGCAAGGCAAAAACTTACCAGTCAAAGTTAAAGACTCTTTTAATTACTCTGCTTTTAATAGGTACGTTCCGTCAATACCTTTGCCAATAGATCATTCACCAAATAATCCATTGATTACTACATACTATAATAGTGTTTATTTTAGACAAGAAATATCAAAAGATACACAACAGAAATTTATTCACTTATTGAAAACAATTGAGAGACAAGGTAGTCTAACTCAAGAAAACCAAATAGAAATAGACGAATTTACAATATCTCGTTCTTCTAATTCTAATCTTTATGATTATATGGTTAGAGGAAAATCTGAGACATTTAGTCTTGAATGGGCCAAATATTGTTTGACTAACGGCCATTGGAAAAGGATAAATAATAAAAGATTAAATAGAGGAGTTTACGGTTATGTTGAATTAACCCCAGAGGGCAAAAATCATTTTCTTCTTGGTACTGGGTCGGATGAAGTATATTTTGATGTTAAATCTTGGCCAAAAGGATTCCCAACTTTAGATGGAAAAGCAGCTTCAAACTGGGCACTCGGCATGAGGAACATAACATATAGTGAATGGCAAGATGTTTTAAAAAATCAAGAAAAAAGTGAATATTGGGGTTTAGCTTTTATACTTGTTCCTGTTAGATTAACTTATGAAACTTTAGAACCAGCAGATATAATTATTGATTTACGTTCAAATTGGGGCGGAATAACAACTGATTCAGCTATTATCAACCAATTATCAAAAAATCCTTTAAAACCAGTCGTCGTTGGCACCTCAAAAACTGTGCCTTCCACATCTACAACTTTGCTTCCTTCACTGCCACCTGTTCCTATAACTGCACCAAACCAAGGTTCTTCGACCACATCTACAACTAGCACAACAATACCTAAAGCAACTACAACAACAACTATACCCAAGAAGTCAACGACAACAACTGTCCCGTCAAAGTCTACTACTACAACTGTTGTTCCTAAAATAGTTTTCCCAGATCAAAGAGATGGTCTGTCCCCAACAACAACAATCACCCCATCAAATGTAACAACGATAACCAATAAGGTACCAATTATAATTGGTGACAGTATTGCAGTAGGATTATCTGATAGATATGATTCTTTGAATCCAGGAGTGGAAACTTCACAAGTTGTGCCAAACGTTTTTCTAAACAATCCTTCTGCTTGTGAAGATGAAACCTTGTTTCCTGGGGATTTAAACAGTACTTTTTGTGCTTGGGACGGGTATCACCATAAAGTTGGTGACAACATGTACAACGTTGAACGCAGAATAAGCAACGTTCTTCGATATATTGATCAAAAAGACAAACAGTTAAACAACAGGATATTATGGCTGTCTACTGGGGCATCAAATAATATAAAAAAAGCTAGCGATGTTGCTGGTGCATTAAACCAAGCAAAAACGCAATTTGATCAAATAAAAGTTTACACAGATAGAAAAAAGATTACTTTAGTTTATGTTATGGGAATATCTAAACAATTGAATGATAGATATCCTGGAACATATTTTAATCTTAAATTAGAAATGCTTTGCAAAAAGTATGGATTTATATTTGTTGGAGATTTTAACGCTCCTGGCGATGGTATACATCCACCAAATTATGTTGATATTGTAGATGGTTTAATTACCCAAATACCTACTGCACCTATCACTATTCCACCTACTTCTTCGACAACTCCAACTACAGTCCAAATCGGAACAACTACTACTTCGTTGCCATCATCTACAACCACTGTGACCAAGTATATCCCAGCAGCACCGGGCGCAAGGCCTGGAGCTGGAGCAGCTGGCATTGGAGCACCAAGACCAATAGCAACCACTACAACAAGCACAACAACACCTAGGGCAACTACTACAACAACTTTGCCAGCACAACAATCTACAACAACTACAGTCACGAACCCAAATGGATCGATAACTACTACGACTATTGTTTTCCCACCAAAAATCCCAGTGCTACCACCATACACTCCAAGTACATCTACAACAGTAACCCCAGATGGCACTCAAACTACAACAACCATTGTAGCCAATGGCGTCACGACGACAACGGTGATTACGCCATCCACTACTGCACCTCCAGCTAACGGATCTCCGTCAAGCACCGTTGTTACAACAATTCCAGTCACGACGGTACCTGTGCCTAAGACAACTCTTCCAGATCAAAGAGATGGTGTTGCGCCACCTACAACTACCGCCCCATTAGGCCCCGTAGTTGCTGAACCAAAGTTTTTGTCATATTCAGTTACTTCATTAACCCCAGAAAATGATAATAAAAAAGTTAATATAGATGTTAAGTTAACGCTAGAATTTGACTTGTCTATGGTAAGAAATAGCGGGTCTATTTTCTTCTACAAAAAAAATACTACTAAAGCTTTAGCTAAAATAGATATATTTAGTTCTGAAGTTTCTTTCTTAGATTACAACAGTATAACTATTACGCCTAAAAATGTTTTGCCCTATAACACAGATATAAGTGTTTTTATTGGGGCTCATGTTCTTAAGTCTTCTGCCGGCAAATCTTGGTCTGGTAACGCAGGTAAGTGGGATAGTATAACGTTTACAACTATACCAGATCCAAATATGCCAGTGGCTCCAGTGGCTCCAGCACCTTCTCCAACACCGGCTCCAAAACCTAAGCCAGCGAATCCAAAACCAGTAAACCCAAAACCAACTCCAGGTGTTGTGCCGCCAAAACCAGCTCCAGTGATTCCTGGGAATCCAGATGTAACTCCGCCAAATGAAACAGTTCAACCACCTACTGATAGCGTAATAGTTATTAATGATCCCGTAAAGAACGAAATAACGCTTCAATCTAACGATGGGTTGTGGACAAGAAATGCTGAGTTCGCTGGAACAAAATTTAAATCATTAAAACAAGATTTAATTATATCTCAAATAGCTTCAAACACTTCTTGGGTTTTAGAGTTTAATATATCTGACGACGCTGGAGTAGTAAAAAATATAGGGAGAATAGGATTAGAAAGAGACGCTCCTAAATGTGTTGGAGATATAGAGTCGCCTGCTGTGTGTTTTTTTTCTATGTATGGTGGAATGAAATCTATCTTAGAATTAGCCGTTGATAGATACAGACAACAGACATGTGAAAACAAAGTAACAGATAGTGGCCCTGGTTTATCTTTAAGAAATAAATTAATTTGGAGAAATGGTGATTCTTTTGAATTTAGAGTTTCTTTGTCAGAATCTCAAACACAAGAATATAATGTTACATATAAGTGTTTGTCTACTGAGAGGCCTGTGGCACCTGGTTTTTCTGAAACAATATATGAAACTGACACAGATAAAATATACATGTGGAATGGTTTAGCGTGGTTCCAAATAGCTTCTGCAACTCTAAACACTGCTCAAGGTGCAATTTTTGAAAATCCAAATACATTTATAATAAATGGCAATTGGTGGTATGGAATGGTTTGGAATAAAACTTTAAGAAGAACATATCCTTTAGGCAAAATTTTTGTTCCATCAGACTATCTAAACATTGATGCCACAAAGAATTATGTGAGATACTCTGGCCCTGAATCAGAAAAAACAAATGTTAAAGAAAGAAAAGCTTCAGCTAAATTCATAACACCTATAGGCTTTAGCTTAGATGGTGCAAGGGGAGTGTATAAATCACAATGAGTTTAAAAACAAAAAATGATTGGCCGTTAAGAGAACTACAGATGGACCCATTCCAAGTGTGGACTCATTATGACAAGAGTTCTGGTTTATACGTACCTAATGAAAATGGAGTACCTGCTCACTTTGGCCCAACACTTCAAAGCTTTGGTCTTGGAGAAAGTTTTAAACTGTCTCGGAACAGCTGCAATATCTTTTAAAGTAATGGCAGACGACCTTTTTGCTGCGACAAAGTATAAACTAAGAGTCACTTCAGCTTTTAGAGATTTAAATAACACAGTAAAAAACTTTAAACAAAAGTATTCACCAACTCCATGGTTAAGAAAATGGGATAGAAAATATCCAGAGTACTTTGACGATAAACCTAAGTGGAGGCGTAACGGAAAACTGTTTATTAATAACCATGAGTTCCCAACAGTCGCAGCTAACCCTGTACTTGAAGATGGTGTCAGCCGATCTTCTTCTGTATATGGTGGGAGTTTTGTTGGTAATGATTATATAAAGTATTGGTGGCCCAATTCTTTATACCCTAATGACAGCGGAAAATGGTGGTATAAAAAAAGAGAATATTCTAAAGCTGGAGATCCACCTATGGCGACACCGGGAATGTCGAATCATGGTTGGGGTATATCTGTAGATTTGCATCAAGATATTTTTAAAAACAAAAAAGCTGTTGATTGGATGGCCGATAATATGTTGAACTATGGCTGGTCAAGAGAAGAATTGTTTGATGATCAATGGCATATAACATATTATATAGTGGCTTTTGCTACTCCATTGGTTACAGGTAAAATAGAAAATCTCAAAAAAACTCCAGCTATTAAAACAACTTTAAATAAAGTTAATCCAAACATAGTTAGCGCAACAAAAAAAGTAAACTCAACGCCGGCTTTGGCTAATCTTCCGGTAAAACAAATTATTGTTAATAAAAATAATGATTCAGCTACTCCAAATTTTTATGTATCAAATTCATCAAATTCAGTATCTAATAATTTTCTTGGATCTTTTGAACGAGCGTTACAAGTTTCGATTGACCTCGCTGCAGAGATAATCTTTAAAAGACATGAACTTTTTGGGGCAGAAGATACAAGAACAAAATTAGATGTATTTGCTGATCTTTCTGGTTTGCGAGGACCGGCTTATCAATTGGATGCAATTGATAAGGCGATAACTGTAAAAAATTTAAATTTTATTTTTAAACTTTTAACTACAGGAAGTGTATTTAATCCACTAATTCCAACAGATATTTTTCCAAGAGAGTTTAGAGAACGTATTGGTCCAGAAGTGGGGTCAACAACTTCTGGTAATTCAAAATATTTTTCCACAGATTTTAACGTCCCTATGCGCAAAAGTTCAACGTCATTTCAAGTAGGTGGTGGTGCTTTTGGGAGACAAGCAACAGTGACTAGCAGTAAGTTTACTGTACTCCCTGGTCTCAAAAATTTAGATGGTCTTTCCCCTAAAATATTTAAGGTAGCTAAACCTTATAACGGTTCATCTGATCCGGGTGATTTTTTAACTTACGATGAATTTTTTGAAATGATGATTCATCCATTGGTCGGGAATTTTTCCTTTGGTTTAGCGGCTGTGTTTACAGCCTTAGCTTCTAGAGAAGGAAACTTAGGTGAAAATAAAATAGGTATAGGTGTGGCAAATGGTTCTGAGCATTTAGGTTTTTTGCAAATAAGATGTAAACCAGAAGACACCAATAGTTTTGACCCAAAAAATGGGTGGCTTGGTACGTCGATGCTTTGGTCAGTTCCGTACACTGTGACTGGAGAAGCAGACCTTACAAAGAATAATAAAAAGTATGCATGGGAGGCTTTTATAAAAGATGAAAATATTATAAAAGACATTAAAGGCAAAGCATCTAGTCCTTCAAAAGCTTCTCAAGCTTCGGCTCTATCATTGATTAATATCAACACGCCGGCTTTTAGCGGTAATTATGATGTGGCAGATAGAAAAAATGCTGCATCATATTTAGCTGATTGGGCTAGGATACCCGCTAACCAAGTATGGATGATGAAATCTAAATTCAGTTTGCCTTCAAACTATTTAGATAAACAACTTACAAACATCAAACTTCCATATATACCTCAAGTATCTGTAATGAAACAAATAGATAAACCATGGAATGTTAGGGGTGTAGGGTTTATGTTTAACCCATGGAATATTGGCGGAGAAAATACTTGGAAACAAGGAGCTGATGTTAATATAGCTTTTAATGTTTTAGTTAATTGGTTTAAAAAGTATGGTGTTTTTTCAGAAAGTGGCAACAAGCCAACGCAAGTACAAGCTGAAACTAGAGCGCTAAAAGAACTTACTGATTTGAGTTCTTATATGGAAACAGGAAAGAAAAAATCTTTTAATTCTTGGCTTCTTGGTATAGATTAATCAAAATATTTATTATCTAATCGTTACTATTATTTGCGGAGGGCAAATGAATATAACCGCTAGATTAAAATATGCTTTTACGCGCAAAGCTGCATGGATCTTTGTTCCCCTATTTTTAATAGGATCTTTTGTCCCACCAGTTGGATCTGCAAGTGCAACCTCCACTTCTTTTCCGAACGCAGGATTTGAGGACGGAACCTTTACGGGCTGGAATAAGGGAAGTCAGTCTGGGAACCTAGGGAGCACCATCACTGGTAACGGAACTGGTGTAACCATATTTACTGGTTCTCGAACATTCACTCATGGCTCGCATGGGGCGATGGGAAACCCAACTAGTCCTTACTACGCTGCAGCCGTTGCTGCTGGAAGCTGGACATTTGGGCCAAATAATGCATCAAGGGCAGTCGCTTTACAACCAGTAGGACAAATCACATTTTCTGATGCAATGACTGCGCTTGGATTGTCAGGTTCTCCGCAAACAGCGATACAGGCACAACTGACAGCGGATAGAAATGCATCTGGGTTTGGTAGTCCAAATCCAACCAACGCTGCTTGGATTACAAGGGACGTAGAACTGACGGCTGGCACCACCTACACAATGGCTTGGAACTACCTCGGAACTGATTATGTCCCTTATAACGACGGTTCGATAACTTCTCTCGTACCAGTAACCGTAACTGGAACCCCAGTTATTAGAGTTAACAATTACGTACAGTCATATGCCCTTCTTGGATTCACCAACCCAGGAACTGGAGATTATTCAACAAATTCGTATGGTGCTACTGGTTGGCAGACATCTACATACAGGGTCGATATAACCGGAACATACAAACTTGGTTTTGCTTCTTTCAACCTTGGAGATACTGGCCTCTCCCCAGTGCTCATGATTGACAGCGAGGCCGGCTCAACGGAGCGCTGTATTTCTGGAACATGCACGACGTTTGGTGGAGTTGCATCAAATAGTGAAACTGCTCCAACGGTTCCTCCTACCACTACAACTACCGTTGCCGAAACTACCACTACCAGCAGTACAACTACCACAAGTACTACTACGACTACTACCACAACTACTACAATCCCTGCCTCAACATCGCTTGAAGTTACAAGCCTCCTAGATGATGGGTCAAGCGGAACACTTCGTTGGGCAATCAATCAAGCCAACGCAAATGCTGGTGGGATTTACGATGCCATTGACATCACCACAGAAGGAACAATCACCCTTGCTTCCGACTTGCCCAACATTACTGATGGCGTAACAATCACTGGCACAGGAATGGCTACGACGATTATTGACGGCAACAATTTGTATCGAGCAATTTATAACAATGGCTCAAGAACGATTGTTATTGAGGACATGACATTCAAACAAGGTAAAAATGTGTCATGGAACGGTGGTCTGATTTACAATGCCTCCGGAACAATGACGTTCAATCGTATAAAGATTTCCAATCATTCATCGTGGGCTTTCTACCAAGGCGGCGGTGGAGTGACCACATTCAATAATTCTCAATTCACCAATAATGGTTATGCAATTACCTCTGACCACGGCGGAACACCTACAGCCCTGAGCCTTACGGATACCGATTACTCAAATCGTATTTATGTCAATGGCTCTGCGTTTACATCAAACCAGTATGGTATTCGCACCGAACGCTTTGTCAAAATAAATAACAGCCAGTTCACAGGCAACACACAGGTTGGTGCATATCTAGGGGGGCTCAACCGTCAGCAAGTTCTAAATTCAACATTTACTTCAAACGGTGTCGGCGTTTACTTCTCATCATGGATCCCCACCTCTTGGCCAGTTGGTGCTGGCAACCAAACGGTTTCAGGTAACACATTCAACGGCAACACCACCGCTATTCAGTTTGCAAACAATTGGAATGACGGCTCTTCGGCATACAACGGAGTAAGTGCAAACTCTTTCTCAACGGCCAGTGGAAATACATTTGGCACTACTGCGCTAAACACAAACAATTTTTCGGGTTCTGGATATGTGGAGTCCAATAACACAATCACTGCGGCTTACCTAAATCCAGTTACGAACTTGACGGCCGTTGCAAACGCAGACGGAAGTGTCGATCTTGATTGGGATGCATCAGAGGCAAGCAATACTGCCATATACGGTTACTCGGTTAGTTTTTATGACCTAACCGTAATTGGTGGAGCAACGTCAGGGGGTTGGGGGGTTTGGACTAACCAAGGAACCAACTACTCATTAAGTACTGAAATGTTCTCTGGCAGCAATCCTGTCACGACTGGATATGGACCAGTTCGTTTCGGCATCAAAGCAGGAAATCAAAGTTGTTTCTCTAACGCCGGCGTAGGTCCGTGTGTGTACGGTACCGAAGTAACTATTGATGCAACAGTTATCGAACCGGCCTCAGCGACTACAAGCACCACAACTACAACTACTGCTCCAGGTCCTGTATACACTGACCCAGTAGACACAAACCCTGTATATACTGAACCAATAAATACTAACCCTGTATATATTGAACCAATAGATACTGAACCAGTCTATACAGAACCTATAGATACCGACCCTGTATACACTGAGCCAATTGATACAGACCCGGTTTATACAGAGCCAATCGATACTGATCCCGTCTATACAGAGCCAATCGATACTGATCCCGTATATACCGAGCCTATAGATACTGACCCGATAGAAACAACTGATTTTACCGACGAAGAAATAAATTATATTATAGATAATATAGATACAACTTCATCAGAAGAAGTCGCAGCAGTACTGGATGACATTTTTACTTCTGATATATCTGCTGGGCAATTGGCAGAAGTACTTGGTGCTGTTTTTACGGCGGATGTAACAGCAGAAGTTTTTGTAGCTGCACTTGATGCAGTGCTAGTATCTGATATTTCCGCAGAAGAATTTGCTGCAGTTCTTGATGCGGTCTTTGATGAGCCATTGTCTGATGAACAGTTTACTGCAGTTATAGACTCAGTGATCACAGAAGATATTACTGATGAACAATTCACTGAAGTTTTAAATGTACTTGAATCTGATACTGTGTCTGAAGAGCAAGTGGCTGAGGCAGTAGATGCAGTACTTGAAAACGGCGTTACCGAAAGCCAAGCTACCGACCTTGCCAGTAGTTCTAAAGTTCTGGAAAGCATTGACACTACTCAAGCAGAGGCTGTGTTCGAAACTATCCCTGTTGGGGACCTAACCCAGGCCGAAGAGGCAGCCCTTGTTGCGGCAGTGACTGATGCCCCTGAAGAAATTAAGAATACTTTTGAAGAGACAATCGACATTTATAGCGAGGGTTTAGATGACTACGTTGCTGTAGGGTCCCAAGTAGACGTAGGAAGCCGTAGAACGCTTATAGCAGCTTCTGCAGCTGTTACTGGCATTGTCGGAGCTGCAGCTACTGGAGGAGCTTCTGGAGGCTCTACAGGTGGTTCTGGAGGTGGCTCTGGTGGATCTGGCAGTACTAATAGTCAAGGTCGCAGTAAGAGAGAAGAAGAAGGCAATGAACCAGCTGGAGAAATAGCTGGCGGAGAAGAAGACGAAAACGGAAACTTTACAAAAAATAGTATATTTAAATACAAGGAGGGTACAATGGAAAGAAAGTTCAGCCCATGGGGCTTCATTAAGAAGTTCGCTAAGGAAACAGCTGGCCTGTCATTCACATTAGCTGGTAGCGTGGTAGTATTTATTACACTGTCAGGTGACACAAGAAAGATAGCTATGATAGCTACCGGTGTTGCTTTGGCCGTGCATTACACGCACCGAATGCTACAAAATGACGAGGACTAATTATGAGTAAATTACTTTTAAATAAAGATGATGCAAAACTTGCTAGTATTAAAGCATCCGTTGAATCACTATTGTCAGAAGTAACAAAGCAAAATAGAGAGCTGTTTACCCATCAAGAAATTGAAGATATGTTATTAGATATCTACAATTTAGTTGGTTAAAAACAAATTTTTTCATTCTTAATTATATAGGAATTTTGAAATAAAAAATGATATAATTGTCGCATGTCTAATTTTGGAAAAATAATTGAAAATCAAGTAATTGATGATCCCGGTCTGCTTTTAGATCATAAAGTATTGGTATTTAAAAATCTTCAGGTTGAAGATGAAGAAAACTTTATTAATATATTTACTCCAGATGAATCTTCAATTTTAATTGATGAAGATTACGACTATTCTTTTTTTGCTCCACTACAAAGTGCTGGACCTGGAGAATATGGTTACTACGCAAGATGGCAAAACGATCTGTGCTGGGATGTTAAGGTAGCGGATATATGCGCAATGAAGATTGTTGAATCTGTAGGAGAATCTAATTTAATTAGTTGGGTTGATTTAGAAAAAGTAAGAAATTTGTTGGATCCAAAAATTGTTGAATTCATAACTAAACACAATATTACTGGTTGGAATATTAAAAATCCAAGAGACTTACATCAAAGACAGTCTAAGTTTGAATACAAGCACCCGGCGTTAAGAATCCACCCAGAGACAAATAGGGAATCAGTCTTTTATAGCGGCCCCTCTACTATAGGTAAAGACAACGATGTTTGGCAAGAGTACTTGGCCTATTTACTGGAGTTTTTTCAAGATGAACAAAATATTTTTTCAACCAGTTGGGATACTGGTGATATAATAGTTTGGGACAACAGATGCACAACCTATTCAATAAATGCAAGTCCGGGCTCAAAGATTAAAAAAATTATTACACAAGGCTCAAAGCCAGTTTGGTATTAAAATGTACATAAAAAATAACAGCGGATATTTTTACGAAGGTTCTGAAGATGTATTAATAGACCCTGAAGATGTAAATAATATTTATATAGTTGAAAATTTTATCTCCGAAGAACATCTAAGAGTAGTTAATGATTTTATTAAAAAAACAGGATTTGTTGATAACCCTAACCCAGTAGAGTTCCCTTTAGCTATATTAAAATTTAATGAAGATAAAGAATTAGTTGAATTGATGGATTTTTATAGGCAAAAAGTCCAAGTTCTTTTAGAAGAAAAGTTTGATTGCGAAGTAGAACCTGGAGTGTTTAATCAAGTAGCAAGATATCTACCCGGGGACCATCTCAATGAACATGCTGACAAGGTGTGTGAATCCTGGAGAGACTTAAGTAATGTTTTGTACTACACTGATGATTATGAGGGTGGAGAGTTTTTCTTTAGTCAATACGATATGGAGTTTAAGCCTAAGGCTGGGACGCTATTGTATTTTCCGGCCGGCGCAAACTACGCACATGGTGTTAAAACGGTAACCTCCGGGGAGAGATATACCACTACTGTTTTTTGGAAGGTAAAGCAATGGAAAGGTAAGCAGTACTCTTAACCGTAATAATACCCGACTAACGAACCCAAATTCCTAGGCGTTCTGATTCTTCACCGTTATCACTAATAAAGTGATACCCTTCTCTGATTAGATGGGTGTAATGAAAGTCGATATCAAAGTTTTCTGGGTGTTCGTCTTTCCAAACTGGGATCATTGACGAGTTGCCATATGAAAAATCTGAATTTCCACGAAGATGAATTTCAATAAGATTTCCATCAATAAATTCACAATTAATTTTATTGTACCTAAGTGGAATTAAGCCCATGAATTGTGGTAGTGGGTGTGTTTTGTTAGTTTTTTCCCAATAAGTGAATCTACTGTATGGACGTGTTTTATGTTTTGTGCCAACAACTGATAAAATTGGCTCATACTTAACATAATCAATACTTATGTGTTCTCCAGTAAATATTTCTGACCAGAATTCACCCGGGTGAAGGTGAAGAGTATCTTGTTCAATATATTCAACACGAGCTTTTTCACCCATGCCCTCAATATTAATTACTGGTCTTACAAAGTAGTTTCCAGGACTTGGCACTGGTGTTCCACGTGGTCCACATAAGTGACCAGCTTTTTTGGCAACAATCAATTTATCAAAAATCCAAAGATCTTCTAATGCGCAATTATTCCACGCATTCATTTCTGGTGAAATATTCATTAATTATCCTTCATTACCTGATGATGAGTGCGCGTTTTCTCATTGTTAGGAAAGTATGAAAACCATACAAGTCATAGAAACTACAACCCCTTAACTCGCTGACATACTTCTCCTTTGCTTTGTATGAGCTAAGGCATTGACACACTCAAAATATTTACTCTTCGTCGTCTGGAATTCCATTTCCGTTTTTGTCTTCAGCATTTCTGCCAGTAGAAATCATAAGGCCAGCAAGCGTTCCAGTAATAAAGGTAGCTACTGAAGAAAGAACGCCAAAGAACATCTTGTCATTCTCTGCTTGAGCACCAATTGGCTGGGTAACAAATACCAAAGCATAAAGAATAAAGAAAGTAGTGATCAAGAGTACGCCGCCAAGCATGCACCCAATTACAAACTTCAGACGTGCATCTAATTCTGCTGGAGTTAAACGTTTTTTCATGGTGCGACTGTCTCCTGTGTTATCTCTATTGTTGTTTCGCTTGGATTGAACCCTAGTAAAGTTTCCGTGCATGCGCCATCGACCCTGCATAATGGTGGGTTGCATTCTTCTGCTTCCCAGTTTTCTGGGTCCTGACAAGAGTATCTGTAATTTCCATCGTATCCACATGCGGATAAAACTAAAATCCCAAACACCAAAAGCACTTTCCTCATTTGGCATCTGCTGCTTTTTTAACTTTTTTGTCTACTCCATTAAAGACTTCATTTATTTCTGCAACAGATAATTTACC